CGCATACAGGGATTTCAAGACCATTATGGAAGATTGGAATATGTGGAAGGATGAGGATTTCAGTTTTACTGACTTCATCTACAAATTCCCTAATGGCAGTTATATCGAACTATTCGGACTTGAGGATGAACAGAAAGCACGGGGGCCGGGTAGGGATATTCTTTTCGTAAACGAAGCAAACCTTATCAGAAAGGCACTATTTGACCAATTAGCTATGCGTACAACGGGGACAATCTTTTTAGACTGGAACCCTGCCGACTTCGTATCATGGGTGTACGATGTTGCGGACAATCCCAACAACAAGCGCATAAAATCTACCTACATACACAACAAGGGCAACTTAAGCCAAACGCAAATAGACATCATTGAGGGGTATAAGAACCTGCCCGATGACTTTATGTGGAAAGTGTACGGATTGGGAGAAAGGGGTGCCGCAAAGGAGATAATCTATACCAAATGGCAGATAACAGATGTATTGCCGGAAGGGGGAGATGTATTCTATGGACTTGACTTTGGATATGTTCACCCACTTGCACTCGTTAAGGTAGTACACTATGAGGGTGCAAACTACGTGCAGGAGTTGATATACAAATCGGGTTTAACTCCATCTGAAATAAGCCGGGAAGTGAAAGACCATATATCAGACCGCAAACCCGTGTACTGCGATGCTGCAGAACCTAAAAGCATTGAGGAACTTTACAGGGGTGGTATCAATGCACAGGCGGCAAACAAAGAAGTATGGCCGGGAATATTGAAAGTTAAATCTTATCCGTTATTCGTTACATCCGGTAGTAAAAACATCATTCGGGAGTTGCAAAGCTACAAGTGGAAAAAGGACAAGAATGACAATGTGATTGATGAACCGGTGAAGGAGAATGACGATGGGTTAGATGCGATGCGTTATGCCATATTCACCCACTTACATAAGCCGGCTTTTCAGGTGGCTGTATGGTAGGCAATTAAATCGTAATTTTGCCAGTAACAAATAATAACTTATGGGTTTATTCGATTTCCTCCGCCGCAAGGCAGCACCCGTTAAAACACCTGTACAAGTATCAATAGAAAGGGGTTTGATTACTTGGGACGGTCAGAATCAAGCAGAAATAGTAAGGGATAGTTATATCGGCAATGACTTGGTATATGCCATTATTACGCTGATCACCCAAAAGGCAAAAGTAGCACCATGGGGAGTGTATAAAGTTAAGGATAAGGCGAAAGCAAAGCAGTACCAGGCGAAATTAAACTCACCCGTTACTATTGACCTCAAAGAACTGAAGGAACTGAAAGAACAGGCATTTGAACTATACGAAGGCGATGCCCGGCTGAATGAGTTGCTCAAATACCCAAATAGTGAAGATTCATGGTCAGACCTTATTGAACAATGGGTAGGTTTCAAGAAGATAACGGGCAATTCCTTCATCTATGCAAAAATGGTTGGCGATGCTTCCGTGAACAAGGGCAAGCCAATGGAGTTGTATGTACTACCATCCCAATACATGGCAATCAAAGTAGATATTGAGCAATTCCCGCCAAAGAAGGTTGCGTATCAACTTTACTATGGGCAGTACATTCCGTTCAATACAGAGGAGATTCTGCATGATAAATACTTCAACCCCGAATGGTCAGCAACCGGTGGGCAGCTGTATGGATTATCGCCTTTACGGGCGGCATCGAAGGTCTTAACCCGTTCCAATAGTTCAAAGACCGCATCCGTTGCGATGTTCGATAACATGGGGCCGCAGGGTGTACTTTACATGGATGATATGCGATTCGACCCATTAAGTGGTGGCGCGCAAGCACAGGCACTTAAAACGCAAATATCAATGGCATCCGGCGCCGGCAAGCATGGTAGTGCAGCCGTATCAGGGTACAAAGTAGGATGGACACAGATTGGCCTACCTGCCAAAGACCTGCAACTAATCGAATCAGAGAAATGGGATAAGGAAGCGTTATGCTCAATCTATGGTGTACCTCCGGTTCTATTAGGTTCGCAGGATGCCGCTACATACAACAATATGCGGGAAGCGGAGAAATCGCTGACATTACGGGCAGTACTTCCCGAACTGATTGCCATCCGGGATAACCTTAACCGTAAGATGAAAACCGATTGGGGGTACAAGAATACTGATATATTCGTGGACTTCGATTTGACCGTTTACCAAGAACTCGAAGCGAACAGGGAAGCACAGGCGCAATGGTTGAATACATCATGGTGGCTGACACCGGAGCAGAAACTGAAGGTAATGGGTATAGCACCGGATCCGAACGTTCCGCTTGAAGATTATCAAAAGTTGTATATTCCACAGGGATTGATGCCAATGGATGACTTTACTAATCTGCCAGATGTACCGCCAACTATACAATAAATACCGAAAGAAATACAGGGTGCTTATTAAGAAGGAACTTGATAAGCAATGCAGAGCTATACTCAATGGTGAACAACCCGACCAAAGCGGACTGAAACGAATTATCAGCCAACTGCATCAAGGTGCAGGAATGACAATGGCGAAGTACAACTATGATAAGATTAGGCGCAAAGCAGGTATCAAGGATAACTTGACACCTCAACAAAGATGGGCGATAGTGATTAAAATGTTCCTTGATCAGGGACTGACAATGCTGACCGATGGAATTACCAATACAACAAAAGAAACTATCCGAAAGGTATTGATTAAAGGCATGCAGGAGGGGTGGAGCATAACGCAAATGATGACCGAACTCGAAAAGTCAGGTATCAATGCTTACCGTGCAGAACTTATTGCCAGAACAGAAACAACAAGGGCCGCAAATCAGGGAGCGTTGTTAGGTGCCGTATCAACAGGGCTGCAAACGGAAAAGGAATGGATAGCAATTACCGATGACCGTACACGAAGAATCCCCCGTGATAAGTTCGACCATTTGCACATGGATGGGAAGCGTGTAGCAGTAGATGAACCTTTTTTAGTGCCAAAGGAAAATGACTTGAACATACTTGGAGTTAAGTCAGGTGAAGAAATGGAATATCCAGGTGATAGCAGGGCAAGTGCAGGGAACGTATGTAATTGTCGCTGCACCGTTGGTTTTGAAGTAGTGAGAGATGAGAACGATATGCCCGTATTAATTCAGGGCAATCTAAAGGGGCCGGCCGGCACCCTGTGGAGTTTATGGAATAATAGTTTATTTTTGCAATTACAAATGTTGATAAATGAAGCAATATAGCGTTAAGGATATAATGAATGGTGTCGAAGATGTTGACAAAGAAAGCCGTAAGGTAAAAGCGGTGTGGGCAAGAATGAGCAATGTTGACCTTGACAATGACATTATCAGTCCTGCTGCATTTACTCGGACAATTACTGCAAGAGGGCCGCAAGGGAAGAATCTTATTTGGTCATTAGTTGACCATAAGACTTCGATGAAGTATGCTTTGGGTAAGCCAAAGGAACTCTATGTTGAAGGCGATGCGCTTATAGCCGTAACAGAAGTTATTGAAACGGAAATGGGTGAAGATATGCTGAAATTATACGAAGCAGGGTTAATCAATCAGCACTCAATCGGATTTAGCACTATCAAGTCCGAAATGGATAATAGTACCGGTATTCGCACCATTACAGAACTGATGCTCTATGAAGGTAGTGCCGTATTATGGGCGGCTAATCCCGAAACACCGACCATATCCATCTACAAAGGAATGGAACCGGAAGTAGTGAAGGAAACGCTAAACGGGAGATTGGAAAAGTTACTCAAAGCGTTTAAGCATGGCACATTTACAGATGACACTTTCTCCCTATTGGAGATTGAAATAAAACAGATACAAACTGCAATATCAGAACTCACCACTCAACCCGTTGCCGCAGCAACACTTGACCCGGAAGATAATAGCGCAGTAGTATTTGACGCACTAAAACAATTAAATAACAGATTTAAAACACTTGTAAAATGACACAAGAACAAATCGCTGCGGAGGTAAAATCTATCGGTGATAACCTTACGCAAGTACTGGCCAATAGTGCCAATGCAAAAACCGATGCTGCTGAAGCTAAATCCGTTGTAGCCGGACTTCAGTCTAAACTCGAATCAGTTGCAACTGCTGCTGAACTTAAAGAGTTCAAAGATGCTATGCAGGCACAATTCGATGCTTTGACCACTAAAGTAAAGAAAGGTCAACCCGAAGGCAAATCATTCAGCGAAGCACTTGCCGAGAAACTCGAAGGAGTGAACATCGAAGCCGAAATGAGAAAGAATGGCCGTCTGCACCTGGAACTTCCAGAGGTAAAAACAATCACATTGGCTTCTAACCTTTCCGGTGATAGCGTTGCCACTTACAACACTCGCCAAGCAATCCAGCCTAATCAGTTGGTTAACTTCCGTGATTTTGTGCCTACCACACAAAGCCCGACCGGTTTGTATGTTACATACCGTGAGGCTACTGGTAATGCCAACAACATCGCTGCACAACTTGAAGGTTCATTGAAGCAAGAGAATAACTATTCTTTGACTGAGGTTAAGACTGTAAATCAGTTCATCGCTGGTTTCAGCAAATTCAGCCGCCAGATGCTTGCATCTCTGCCATTCATGAGCCAAACCTTACCCCGTTTGCTAACTCGTGATTTCTTCAAGTCAGAAAACGCTGCTTTCTTCTCTACCGTATCCGGTGCCGCTACTGGTTCTACCACTACTTCTGCTTCTGCTGATCTTGGTAAGATTATCCAGTTGATTGGTAACCTGCGTGCAGGTGATTTTGCTGCATCTGTTGTGTTCGTTTCTAACGCACAATGGTCTTTACTGCTGAACGAATCATTCACCAATGGTTACTACATGGGTGCCGGTGGTCTTACGATCGGTCAATCCGGTGTGTTAAACATTGCCGGTGTACCTATCGTTGGTTGCAACTGGGTGCCTAATGACCGTGCTTTCTTGATAGACAATAGCTTCCTCGAAAGAGTAGAGGTGAACGGTGTAAACATTGAATTGAGTTACGAAGACCAAAACAACTTCGTTACCAACATGGTTACTGCCCGGATTGAGTGTTACGAAGCCATCAACTTGATGCTTCCCAACTCCGCTATCTACGCTACTATCTAAAATCAATGAGGGGGGTGGGATTCCATCCCCCTTATTATTAGCATGAAAAAGCGTGAACGAAAACCCTCGAAAAATGCGTGTATTGTGGCACGTGCAGCAATATCTCCCGAAGGCAAAGTCCGGCTCGGAATGGAACGCTCACGAAATCAACAAATGGTTAATGGAGCGTGGCCATCTCGTCAAGGTCATGACCTCCGCAATGAACAATGAGTACTATGAGTACGAAGGAATACCCGTTTTTAATCGCTCACATGATTGGTATTTCCATCATGATTGGGCAGATATAATTTTCACTCAATTAGATTTTGCAGCAGATGTGGCAGAGGACTGCAAAAAGACAAAGAAGCCGGCCGTTTGGTTTGCTCACAATACCTTTAACTATATTTCCGTCAGACGGAATCAGCATATAAACGTTGTGTATAATTCCCATTGGGGAAGTGAACACGGCAAATATCCCAACAACTCATTCATACTTCAACCACCGGTGAATATTGACCATTATAGGGTTGAACGTGGGGAGGAAATAACACTAATTAATCTCAATCGAAATAAGGGGGCCGAACTATTCTACCAGGTGGCGCAAATGATGCCCGAGTACAAGTTCCTTGCCGTGCAGGGTGGCTATGGTGAACAGATTTACAAAGGGTTACAAAATGTAACCATTTGGCCGAATCAGCCCGACATTAGGAACGCATACAAGCGCACAAAGATACTTTTGATGCCATCGCAGTATGAGAGTTGGGGAAGAACGGCAACGGAAGCAATGGCATCGGGGATCCCTTGCATTGTAAGTGATTTGCCTGCGCTGCGTGAGAATTGTGGGGATGCCGGTATCTATTGCAGCCCTGACCGCCCTCACCAATGGGTGAACGCTATCAAAAATGTGGTGAATAATTACGAACTTTGCAGCAAGGCGGCATTTGACAGGGCAGAGCAGTTAAGGCCGCATGATAAATTAATAAACTTTGAACAATGGGTAACTACTCTTATACGATAGATTCACAGGTAACGGAGGTAAGCTATGCAGAGCCGGTAACGCTTGCAGAAGCGAAACTATACATTAGGGTAAGCCATACAAGCGAAGATGCACAGGTTTCGCAACTGATTAGTTCTGCCCGGAAGATTATCGAAGATGCTGCAGGTATCAGCGTAATAACAAAGCAGGTGAAAGTATGGTTCAGCAACAAAGGCGGTGCCTATCAACTGCCTTATGGACCTATCACTTCCGATATTACCTTGTACGATGATTATACCGGTACAATCCTAACTGACAAACGAATCATAGGCGGTAATTATCCCCGTATTACTTTTCCACAGATAGAAAACATGAGAGCCGAATATACGGTAGGTTATACCCATGTCCCTGCTGCATTGAAGTTTGCCATTCTTGACCAGGTGAATCATATGTACGAAAATAGGGGGGCAGGTGCAGAAGGTATGGGCATCTGTGAGAAAGCATGGAGAGCGTGTCAGCAGTTCACTCGTCAATCGCCAATAATATGAGGTTAAAAGGTACAAGACCGAATTATCTGTCAGCAGAACTACTGCATGAGCCGATTGGTGTACTTGCACCTACACAGGTGAGCGATGGTGAGGGGGGTTATACGGTTACCTATCAGAATACTGCCACCATTTGGGGTATGTTTATTCCGGTAGGAGATAGCCGTTCTTTAATCGCAGCGCAGGTAAGTTACACGGCATCCGCTACTGTATTCGTGCGCTACCCCCTTACAATCGATCAAACCTACAGATTAGAAATAGGTGGCGAACAATATAGCATCCATTCTATTACGAATGTTGAGAATAAGGATGAATATTTGGAAATACAAATCTTTAAGTAATGGCCGAGTTCAGCATGAATTTAGTGGGGGGCAAGGCGGTCAGAAAGATGTTTGACATTGCCGCTGAACGTATGGGGCCAGGTCTTAATAATTTGATGTCGCAATCAGCATTGAACATTGAACGCAATGCAAAGCGGATGGCTCCTGCTAACTTTGGTAAATTACGGCAAAGCATAAAGCATAACATCGGTGAGCCATTAATGAAATCGGTTTATTCGGATATTGGGTATGCTGCTTATGTAGAGTTCGGCACAAAGAAAAAGGCAATGAGCCACCCGATACATAATGGATTCGCTGCCTATGCTGCACAATTCAGGGGGAAAGGTAAAGGCGATTACGGGGATATGATACTTGCACTTTTACTCTATGTAAGGCGTAATAAGTTAGCAGGAACGTATAAGGTAAAAACAAAAAGAAGGATAGGCAATAGAGATCAAAGGTTATCGGAAGATTTGAGGGTTGCCGAAAGAATGGCCTACTTTATACTGAAAAACGGCATTAAGCCACAACCATTCCTTATCCCTGCCTATCTTGACGAAAGACCGAAACTAATTAAGCGGATTCAAAACTTGTTGCGCAAATGATAATGAAAAACCCTGCCATCCCGATAAAGCAATGGTTAGTTACCCAACTTGCCGCTTATACCTATGTTGATGTTTACGATGCAATGGTGCCTGCCAATGAGCCGGCTGAATACATTACTATCACCGGAAGAACATCCGGGCAGGAGCAAGGGAAAGAAGGTTATATCAACATGGTTTCAGTCAACATAGATATAACAACGAAAAGTAGTAACTTTGGGTTCAAGAGGGCGGAGCAAATAGCGGATGCGGTGATGGGTGCGGTGAATAGTGATACGGTGGTTGTGTTACCTGTGGGATGGGATTGTAAGAATGTGGTTTTGGCATCGGTAACTAACCTGGAGGACTTGGATCCATTTGATAACACTTTTCGTGTAATTTTGCGGTATGAATTTATAATTTCACAAACACAATAAATATGAGTTACACTTTTGTAAATGCGAGGGACATAATCCTTCAACTGGATTTCGACAGGAATGGTACTTTCCTTGTTGTTGCTTGCCTTACATCCAATTCAATGGAAATCACCCGTGATGCCATTGATGCCGATAGTAAATGTGGCGATGAGCAACTTCCCGGTAATTCTGTAAGTCAGACAATCAGCTGCAGTGGCAATGCCATTGACCAAACAGGCAGCGGTAGCCGTGAAAGCTATGACCGTTTGTATCAAATGCTTGTTAACCGTGATTCTGTTCCTGCTCGTTTCGGCCCTGCAGTTACTGTATCCGGTGACATCGTGTATAGCGGAAATATCTTTGTTACTTCGCTTTCATTGGATGCAACTGACAAAGACCTGCTGAAGTTTGATGCAGAGTTCCAGGTTCAGAATGCTCCACTCACCCAAACCAAGACATACTAATTTATGCCCGTAGCATTTGAGTTAAAAACTTCAACGGGCAGCGTTAGTTTGTTATGGAATAACTGGGCGATGCATCGTTTCTGTGAAATGAATGGCAACTTGCCAATAGGTAAGATGTTGGAGATGTACGATGGGCAATCCTTAACCTTTAAGCACGTTATTACAATGGTGCAGGCGGCAAGTGAGGGAGCTGGCAAGGTGATAAGCGAAAGGGAAGCATCGCAGTTGATTGATGAGGGGGGTGGATTGCAATTCACGGGATCGCAGGTGTTAGAGTTCATTCAGTACACTATGAAGGCAATGGTGGCGGATATACCTGCTGACAAAAACGTACCGGAGGAAGAAAAAAAAAGTTAAACCACCGGGATAAGACCTGGGATGAGGTTATAATTCTCGCCATTGAATCGGGCCTGACTATTGAGCAGTTTTGGTCTATTCGGTGGCGAGATTTTTTGCTTTATCGCAAAGCGTATGAAGCGAAGCAGTTAGCGGAATGGCAGAGGGCAAGGTTGATAGCGTATGTGATGTACTGCACCAACACCGACACGAAGGGGCGCAAAAGCATAACAGATTTCTTACCTTTGTCAACAGATGAACAACCGGATAGGGGGGAGAGATTGACACAGGAACAGTTCATCGAGAATATGAAGAAATTATCAGAAGCATTAAAATAAAGCAATGGCACCGGAAAAACTCGAAATATTAATTAGTGCTGACAATAAGAAAGCCATTGCAGCGATTAAGGAAACTATCCTTTCACTTGATGGGGTAGAGAAAGCATCGAAGGGGGCAGGGGGAGCAACTCAAAAGATGGGTAAGGACTTCACCGGCCTTTCTCGTGTTATTCAGGATATGCCTTATGGATTTAATGCGATTGCCAACAACTTAACGAATATCTTGCCTGCTGCCGGTGCAGCTGGGTTAGCCGTTTCAGCACTTGTTGCTGGATTGCAGTTTGCTTCATTAGGATTCGATAACTGGACAAGGGGTTTAGAAGGTTTATTTGGTACATTATCAAATACTGATAAAATTAATCGTGCATATACAGAAACACTTGCAAAAGAAAAAACAGAATTAAATTCATTATTCGCATCTGCTACAAATGTGAATAATACTATGGCTGAAAGATTAAGAGCCGTAAAAGCATTGCGTGATAATTATGGTGAATATTTAAAGAATTATAGTAATGAAGATATACTTGTAGGAAAAGCAGCAGATGCGCATTTAAAATTAGCTGAAGCATTAAAAATAGAAGCCAAAAATGCAGCAGCAAGGTCTGTTGCTATGCCATTAGAACAAAAATTGCTTGAAAATCAAATTAAGCAAACTGAATTACTTACCAAACTTAAAGAAGATTATAAAAAAGCAGGTGAGGGTGGAATTGAAACAATATCTCCTGGCCCCGGTATGCCATCTATTAGAATTACACCTGAAATGAGGCAACAAGGTGTAGTAAAAGAAGCGAAAAGGGAAATGAGGGAATTGGCATTAGAAGCAATAGATACTGAAAAGCAGTTAAAGCAGATATATGATCTTGTAAGAAACCCACCTCAATTTAAAACTGAAAATGTTAAAGAAGCAGTCAATCAACTTGACGCTTATCAAAAAGCACTTTCAAGTATGCGAGGAAAAATGCTTGAAGAATCAATGAGGTTAGATGCATTGAGTTTGACTGCCCCAACTGAAAAACCACAACAAGCACAAAAGCCTCCTGAATTATTAAGTACAATGGCGGTAATAGAAGCTAAACAAAGATTGGCAACTATTGAGGCAGACAGGAATAAAACTTTAGAAACTGCAAATAATTTAACGAATACTGCTATGAATAGTATTACCGGTATGGTAAACGCTATGATTACTGGGCAAAATGTAGGTGTTGCGCTCGGTGATATGTTTAAAAGATTAGCAGCAGACATCGCACTTGCGGCTGCAAAAGCATTGATATTTCAAACTATATTATCATTGTTACCGGGTGGTACAACAGGTGCAGCATTAGCAAAAGGTGAAGCAGGTAAGGGTGGATTCTTGGGAATATTCAAGAAGATGCTCGGCTTCTCCGAAGGCGGTACCGTTACAGGTCCCCGTTCCGGTTATCCCGTAATGCTACACGGCACAGAACACATTGTACGACCAGACCAAATGCGCTCAATAATCGCATCCGCATCGCAGATGGGAGGTGGAAATAGTAGGGTAGTGGTGGAGGGTGTAGTGAGAGGAAACGATATATGGCTTTCACAAAGTAGAACCAATACATTCAGAGCATTAACAACTTAACATGGCTTGTAATAAACTGATAATAAGCGTAACAACAAGCGACATAACTGCTGCTGATAACGGCTTTGTTTATTTCTCATTCAAAGATTGTCAGGGGCAAATAATAACTTTTGCCTATGATGGTTCGCAGCCATACCAACAAGATGCTACCTATACCATGTTCCAATACGTTACAGGGTATAATTACGATACTGCATTTGCAGTTGATATTTATTACTATGTATCAGGAGTAAAAACGGCAGCAAGCAGCGCAATAACACCAGGAGTAGCAGCCGGAAAGATATCAGCACCATATCAAACTGCGCCATTATTAGTTCCACCTGCATACGGGAAGAAATATACTTTACAAGCCATTGGAAAATCGGGTTATACTTTTACGGCTGAAATATGGGAGAAAGGATATAGCGGATCATCTTATCAAATAGGTACAGGTGCAGAGCCATTTGTAATGAATTGCAATGCTTCAGGCGATGACCAATATCAACCAATACTACCTACAACATTCACTATACAGGCAGATTTTACCGACTTTACAGGCCCATTACCTGACTTTACAACAACAGACGACAGAAAGTATCATGTGAAGTTCTATGCGCAGGGTACTACTTATTTTATATGGCAGGGATTTGTACTTTTCGACACATTGACATTGCCATTCACAACAGGAAGAAATTACACTACCATAAATTGTATTGATGGGCTTGCAATGCTTAAAAGCATACCTTATTTGCCATCAACAGGAGATTTGAACAAGTTGGAATCTGTGATGAAAATAATTAACAACTGCTTAATGAATATCTATCTTCCCGATGGATATACCTTCAATTCAGCAGTAAATTATTATCAGGCAGTTGCAATGAGTGAAAGTACAAGCACAATAAGGCAAGTATATTTAGCACCTGCAATTTCAGGTAAAAATCAAACAACTTATATTAGTTGCTATGAAGTATTGGAAAAGATATGTGAATCATTCGGTGCGCAATTATATCAATCAAATGGTCAATGGTGGTTTACTTCAGTAAATGAAAAAGCATCTGATTCCATTCGTGTATTCACAACGGATTGGAAACTTGTAACAGATACAATAAGCACAAAGAATATAAAGTATGATATAAAGCCATACATTAACGATACCGTAACCCCTTTTTACTTTATTCAGAACGGGCAGGTCAAGATATTAAAAAAGGGATATTCACAAATAGAAATGACAGGGGATATAAAGTTTCCCGAAAACACTATTGATAATGGCGATTTGTCAAGATTGACCGTATCAGGCAAGCCGTATAACTGGACAGAGTTTCTTGGTGTTGGCGGGCAATATGATAGAGTTGTTGCAGATGGATATATTTGTCAAAGAATAGTATCAGGTGCAAGTGCATCATCTACGCTTGTAGCTGATAGTTGTGGAAAAGTATTGCAAAATGAAGAAATTGATTTGACATTAATTTATGGGTCATCTTATACCACACTTAATGACCTTTTGCGAATTAAAATATACATCAATGTAGGAGGTGGTAATTTTTGGACTTACCGAAAGAATAATGATGAGCCGTATTGGGAGTATAATACAACAGGATTTTATGGTGAGCCGCAAAATTCAGATAGGGTTAGAACATTAAATATTAAAACAACTGCAGCACCTGTTTCCGGTACATTAGAAATTGAATTTGAGGTTACAAGTACCGCAGTAGTTGCTTTATACCTTGCGTCTATATTTAGGAAATCTACATTCCCGGTAAGCCAAAGAGTTATATTTAATGAAACTGCACCCACACCTTACAAAAAATCAGTTAATGTTCTTATAGGTGCGCCAGACCCATTTAATGCAGCAGGGCAAAGTCAATCAATTTATACTGATATAAGTTATACGGTATTAACAGATGTTTATAGGTATGGTGCATCTTCTACACTTTATGCTAATCTTGTTAACTTATTATTCAGTCAGTACTTTAACTGCATATCACAACCACAAATAAATTTAGAGTATAGTCAGTACAACTTATTTAATGGTACCGACTTTATAGGGTTGATTAATACGATGGCTATACAAGACCCATCTTCTTCATTATCGGTCAATGCAAACAGATACATTTTTGGGGCATTGCAGTTTAACTTTGTCAGCAATACGGTTGATGCAACTGCTTTGCAGGTAAGAAATGCCGTTCTTTCATACACATTGGTTGACCCTGCTGACCCTGCTTTCAATCCACCAACTTGTAAAAGATATACCAATAGTTCAGGCGGTAACTGGACTGGAACTTATCAGAACTGCGCAGGTAGTTATGTGGGGCCTGTAACTCTGACACCTTCGCAGTATATTTGTGCAAGATTTGGAACTCCAAATACTATTAGTGGATCTAATTTAACCGTTGGAATTGACTGCTCATGACACCAGTAACCGGACAAAAACTCAACCTTTACAGGTACAATTCGATAGCAATGACTGACAATCTCATTGCGTGTGCAAGGACTTGCACCTTTTCGGTGGAGGTGGATGCAATGGAAACTACCAACATCAGTAGTGCATGGTTCAGAGAATCCCGGCCCGATGTCGCATCATGGTCTATACAAGCAGATGGACTTGTTGTATTAGATGATTATTCCTACCTGTTTATGCTGAATAGCCAACTGAATCGGGAGTTGGTATCGCTGAAATTCGTTATTGATAATGGTACGGCAGGTGGGTTAGTTATAGTATCGGGTTTGGCATGGCTGCAATCCTTCACCATTACGGGCGCAAATAAGGACATTGCCACTTATCAGGTAAGTTATCAAGGTACGGGAGTATATAGTTTAGCAGGAACCACCGTAACGCCAACTGGCATCGTTATACAAGGTACAACTACACAGGTGCTGCAATATACTGCCGGTGGTGGTGAAACTTCGATAGCTATACCGGGTGGTGCAGGTAAAACAATGATATACGGATCACGGGGTGGCACATCGTTTGAAACCATTGCGTATAGCGGATCGCCGGGTACGGGTGTAGTTTGGACTGTGGGTAGTGGTACTTTGACCGTTGATTCGGGTGTGCCTTTCTTCGCAGGTGAGAAAATTATAATTTTAGTTCAATAATATGAGAAAGTTTTTAACAATCTGTGCAATACTTTTATCCCTA